ACGTCCAGAGCGCCGGCCACAGTTTTATTTTCTTCGACGGTCACGATCGAATAGCGCGGTGGCTTCATCAGCGTGAAAACATCTTTTTTCTCGTGACGTGCCAACACATTCACCCTGAGTCGATTTTGCAATTCCAGTTCAAGCGATGTGCTTTCCAGCTTGAAGCGCTTACCCTCGATCGTCCGCATGTCGGCCTGCCGATTATAGCGATCCTTAAATTTTTCCCATGAGAGAAAATCAATCGCCTCGTGGTCGAAGTGTCTTAGAAGGACAAAACACTCACTTGGCCTGTTCAATAAAAGAGTCCCGGTCAATGCCAGTTGCTTATCGCAGTAGGAGGCGATCGCCGGGATTTTCAAATCCCCGTGATGATATTCCCCTTTGTTATTTCCAAGGATGGCCCGCGTCGTCAGCGCCTCGATATTTTTCATTTTATGGGCTTCGTCGCAAATCAGCACATCCCATTTATATTTTCCGATTGCGCGAATGATCGCGGGATTACGGGCAGCGTCATAGGACAGCACCTGATAATGTGCGGTCGGATGGATACCATCCTTGACCTTCAGCATGACCGACACCTTGACATTCGGTATCATGGACCATCGCTTTATCTGCTCCCCCCATTGGATGCGGACCGACGCCGGCACGATCACCAGCACACGATGTGCCTCGACTTCGTTACAGAAGGCGATGGACGTTGGTGTCTTACCCAGGCCTGGCTGATCGCCGTTGATGCCGCCGCCGCGCTTCAGGAGGTAATCAAGCGTGGCTTTCTGATAAGGCCACAGTTCAAGCCCTGGTGGTAACCTTGCAGTGCCTTTGCCGTCGAGCGCCCGCGACAGTTCAATCTGCTTTTTATAGGGATCGAGTTCGGGGCATTCCCCGTTCGCAAGATCCGCCAGCGCATAGGGGTTTGAAGAGAACAGGACCGCCTTTTCCCGCGAACTTGCCGACGTGCTGAAGGAAAGTCCACGATAGGCCATATGCTGCACTATGTCGGATTTTTTCGCGGACGGGACTTCCAATATGTAGTGCCCGGCATTGGAGGTGACTTTCATTATAAATCATACTCCAGCAATGTCTTTGGCGGTTTTGCAGAATTCCGTCGCGGTTTTCGCGTCAAGCGCGTTTCCGTAGGCGCGCAGCTTGCCCATTCGGGAGGCAACGCCATGAGATAGCGGGAATGTTCCGGATTCAACGGGCCTCCAGCTTGGTTCTCCGGCAGGATTTCGACAGAGCAACCAATCATGGTCATCGTCTCCCGATCCAGCTTGCCCCTGATCGCGTAATGGAGAAACTTCGTCTGGTCCGTCACCGATGTCACATAGCGATTGTTGCCCGCCTGATGACCTTCCGTATTGACCGGACAGGTCGGAGTATTCCAACCTACCAACCATACCGCCCGACCCAGCAGCGCGTTCACCTCGACATTCAAGCACTCCGATCCGTCCTTCCAGTCGCGGGTGGTGGTGGTGGGCCAGCCTGCCAAAGTTGCCACTAACCCTAAATCCGTCAATGTCAGGCCCATTTTCGAACCGTTGGCAACTGCTTTGCGTTTCCGATTCACGAACTGTTCCGGCGTCCCACCCGCCGGCCTTGATACCGTTGTCGGCCAACCCAACAAAGTAAATTCGCTGACGTATATGCGCGCCGCCGAAGCCCGCAGCGCACAAATCTGCCGCCCCGAAGGCGTAGTTCGATGCTTCCATGTCAGCTTGTACAAGATCGAGCCAATCGAGCGCGCTCGCAACTTGCTCTCCAATAATTCTTGCAGGACGGCAGACCTCGATAAGGTCTTTCCAGTAAGGCCATAGGTGCCGATCGTCAGCAAAACCTTTTTGCTTCCCGGCCTGGCTGAAGGGCTGGCAGGGACAGCTTCCAGTCCAGATTGGTTGGTCGTCAGGCCATCCGGCTTGTCGCAAGGCGTAGGACCAGACACCGATCCCGGCGAAGAAGTGGCATTGAGTATATCCAGCGATTTCATAAGCCTCGATTTCCTGTATTGGCCGTTCGTCCACGATCCCCGGCGCGATATGCCCGGCCGCGATCAAATTGCGCAGCCATTGGGCAGCGAACGGATCGACCTCATTGTACCAAGCGGTCAAAGGTCATACTCTACCGCTTGCCCCGGCATTGGCAGGCTTTCCGCAAGCCTCTCGGCCGCACGTACCTGGCTGGAAAGCCGAAGCAACAGCGCCTCATAGACATCAGTATCATAGGCTTCGACCATCAGCTTGATTTCCTCCAGCTTCCAGCCACCGAACTGCGCGGCCGCGATGATCTTGGCCCGGTCCATCTGTTCCGCGGTGAAGCGGCGGGTGTTGCCAGCCGTGCGCTTGACCTCACCCAGCAAACCTTCGCTTTCCCAAAGCCGGATTGCCCGCCTGGTCGCGCAGCCAGCGCGGCACATATCGTCAACCGAGAATTGCATTGAATTCCTCCTTAGTCAGCACCCGATCCCGCCAATGGTGGATACGTTCGACAATGAAATATGGGGAATAATCATCCCCGACCAGCCGCACCCTTGGCAGCGCGCCGTAGATCAATTCATTTTCCAGCCGTTTCGGTGACATCTGCGGCGTCGGTCGATCGGCAAAGCGCAAGGCGACAGCCAGCATGGGGAAGATCGGCGCCAGTTCCGCAGCCGTGTACATTGGACGCACCTGCCACATTGGAAGCCACGCTTTGACCGCTTCGGCGTCCGGCCCCTTGTTCTTGACCGCCCAGGCTTCGACCATATCCTTCCACTGCGCGATCACGCCGGGCTGATTGCCGGTGGCCTTCATCGCCTTGATGATTTTATAGGTTGGGGAATTCCAGAATAGATTTGTCAAAGATCATGCTCCCGCTGCGGAATTGCCCAATCGTTCGCACCTGCACGAAGCCAGGTTAATTCAGAATTATTGTTCAGTTGCTTGCGCACCACATCTTTTTCGAGCCCGTGCGTGCCTGCGATTTCCGCGACCACAACACTCATACTGGCTTTGCCACCAAGCCCACCTAAGGTTTTCGTTACCTCTTCAATGCTTGCCCATGTATATCTGGATTTCCCATTGGGCTTCGAAGTTTCCGGCAACGAATCGACTCGTTCCAGAACGATAGATTTACCGACTTCCTTGACTTTAAGATATAGGGAATCGTCCCTTACGTCAGCATCTTTTTGCTTTTTGACTTTTATTTCCGTCGCTGTTCCCGATGAATGTTTTTTCGCGTGCAAAGCCATATCCATGTTGGCATAAAATGCGCTGGATCCTCGGGCACCCTTGCTTTCGTCCTTGCCGGTATGATGGACCGACAGCACAAAACATTCATAGAAGCGTGCCATATCTTCCATGAAGGTTGTCACCATGGTCGCATCCTTGGCGCTGTTTTCGTCCATGCCGGTCAGCAGCCGCGCCAACGTATCGATGACGATCAGCTTGGGGCGCTTGTTCAGTTCCGCCATTTGAATCTTGAAGTCGTCCCATAATTCCTTGTCATGGTAGAACGGCACCTGATTGATGATCGTTAACTGGTCCTGCCCTTCCATCCCCTGCCATTCCAGCCATGCAGCCCGGCGCATCTTTGCGGTGGCGTCTGGACCTTCGCCGGCGAAGTAGATGACATCCTGTGCCACAGTGGTGGCTCCCCATTGACCGGCATGACCGTGCGCGATGCAGGACGCCAGGTCTAGGGATACAAAGGACTTGTAGCTGCCTGATGCGCCGTAAATCATCCCTATACCGCGAGCCGGTATGATTCCCGGCACGAGCCATTCCGGCATCGGCGCTGTCTTGGCGTAGGTGTCGATCCCCATGACCATCAGCCTGCGCCTGGTCGGCTTGTCAGCCGTCTCTATACTATGCTCCTGTCCAGCGAACGCTGCAAAGGCATCGGCATTGGATTGGAAACCCTTCGCGCCCGTACTGGTATCTTCACCATGCACCGATGCATTGCGGACCTTGGTTTCCAATTCCCAGTCATCCCAAGGCGGGGAGCAATGCGGATTCCAATGCTCCCATAGAAGATCAAAGCACAGACCCGGCGATATACCTTTGTCCATGACCGAGGCCGCCACCTGAAAGGCGGTATTGTCGCCGCCCTTACCTTCGATCGACACGCGGCCAGACTGCACATAACCTTTAAGCAGATCGATTGCCCAGGCTACGTTACGAGGTTGATCCTGATCGGGATTTTTAACTAGTCCTAAAGTGTCGGTCTTTTTCCGTTCCGGAACCAGGGCACGCATGAAATCCGGCAATGGATTGATCGAGCCGCCGATTTCCATATAAGCGCCGGCCGATGTCCTTGAACCCGGCAACAGCACATAACCGCCTGAGATAATCTTGCCGTCGCGCTCGATCCCACCACGAGTGTCAATGCCCGCCGCGATCCGGCTGGCTGTAGAAGGGCCTTGTCCCTTGAAATAGATATGCAGGCCGCCACGAGGCGTTCGCACCTGATAGGCGGCTGCAACGGCTTCCCTGATAGGTGTGTCTCGTTCAAGTAGCTTGTGCCACCAGTCGAGCCCTTCCGGATCGACATCAACCACGAACAGACCGGATGGCCCGCAAGCTATAGCCCAATTAAAATTCGGATTAAGGCGGCGCCATTCGGCAATCTGTACAGGGTCATCGCTGGCGGCTTTCCAGCCATCGGCTGTAGCAGGCAGCTTTCCACCTGGTGCGCAAGGGAAAATCTTAAACCCCTTGCATCCGTTCAAAATGTCCGCTATTCCCGACATTACTTCTCCCAAGAAGTTCCATTAAGGCCACTGCACCATATCCAGCCGGTGCGGTGGCCTTTTCATTTGCTGATGGAAATCACTCGCCCCGAACGTGCAGACATACGCTAACGCGATGGCACATTGCAAGCCTAGAGGACGAGTTTTGCCAATCGACGGATTTCCCGCACGTTTTCGCGGCTTACAGTCCGCTTGTCGAGCAGCCAGCCAAGCATGACCATGGCCTTGCAGCCTTCCCAGTTCTTCCCGCACGCGAAGAGATCCGTTGCAAGCATTCGTGTTGCGGACAGGATCAATGCACGTTCTGAGGGGATTTTCATGCCTCCCCGCGTGCTTTAGCGATGATCCGATTAATGTCCACCAATTCTGAGGCATTGATTGCCTGCCCCAAGTTTGACGCCAAAAGCGGACGGACAAACTCCAGCGCCGCCAGCATATCGTAATGGCTGTTCATGGCGCGCATGGCGAAATCGGCGTCCCGCTCCTCCCGCCCCGGATTGTTGTGGTCACGCGGGAAGATCGCGATATAGTCGATGACGTCACCGTCGATTGCTTCCGCTTCTGAGTAGAGGCCGCACGGCCCGCGCTCGGTTGTATCAAAGGCGAATGGCCCCGGCGTGTGCTGTTCCTGGGTCACAATCTTTTCCCTTCAATCGTAGCGGTTGCCTGCGCAAAGCCGCTGTTAATGATATGGACCGCTTGACGGCCGACGACCAAGGCCAGCGCGAGCGCGGCAATAGTCATTATGATATATTCGATCGTTCGCATGGTTTTAATCCTTAAGCAGCAGCCAGTATTTCCACCAATTTATCGGCCTGCTTGATCCGGGCGGCATCGACGGCATAGGCGGCATCGACGGCATAGGCGGCGGCATAGGCGGCGGCATCGGCGACATCGACGGCATCGACGGCATAGGCGGCGGCATCGGCGACATCGACGGCGACACGGGCGGCATCGACGGCGACACGGGCGGCATCGGCGACATCGACGGCGGTACGGGCGGCGGTACGGGCGGCATAGGCGGCGGTACGGGCGGCGGTACGGGCGGCATAGGCGGCGGTACGGGCGGCATCGGCGGCATAGGCGGCATAGGCGGCGGCATAGGCGGCGGTACGGGCGGTACGGGCGGTACGGGCGGTACGGGCGGCATAGGCGGCGGTACGGGCGGCATCTATTGAAACTTCCCGCCCATTCATTTTATCGTCCAAAACCTGAATGGCTGCTGCGCAACCTTCACGAACTTCCAGTGTCCCGAATTTATCAAGTGTATCGGTCACAACCCAATGCAAAAATTTCCAAGACACCAGGCTTAAATCGGCACCTATGCACGGAGCGGAAAGAACACGCTGCGGAAAACCTTTCGCAATATCATTCGGCAAACCCTCAAAGATTCCTTCTGCGATCTTGGTCAATATGACTGGAAAGCCGGTTAAGTCCTGAACAGTCGCTACATCCGAACTATGAGCAATGCAGCCGATAAAGCAGCCTTTGCCCTTTTCCCAATAGGTGCCTTGTACAATCTCATCAGCCGCCGCATGGGCGTCAATCTGTGCACGGACCTTTTCAGCCAGTGCCGGATCGTTATGGAAAGCAAGAGTGTCGGTCATTTTAAAATCTCCCATGAATTACGTTGAAAAATCGTAGATAGTCATTTGCAAGCCCTAAGAAAGCGGGCTCGGTCAAATCGCGGATGTTAAATCTTTCCGATGTGCACTCTCTTTTGTCAAAGCCATATTTCAATCCTCCTGCCGTCCAATATTGGCGTCCGCACGCATATAGATGTAAGCCATCGGATAATAGATGGCGCCGCCCATACCCTGCTTGCGGCTATGCGCCAGGACGATCCGCGCTTGCGAATGTGTGAAGTCGCCTTGCCCCATAAGTATATGAAGCGCGGCATTCTCACTGATGAAAGTTTCGTCGGACATTTCAAATTCTCCTGAGTTCATAGTCGCGGCGGATTGCTCCGCCGTCCCTGGAAGTCAGTCTACTACGCGATTCAAGGCATCGTAAAACAAGTCTGCCAGATAATCCTCGATCCCGTTGCGGTCGCTACCAGTCACTTTGATATCAAACCCGCGCGTAAGCGATGGCGTCACAATGACGTTATGTTGCGTCCAGCCATCATATCCACCGTGCTCATCCATATGATGAAATGCCGTAGTGAAAATTAGCCTATCCCGATTACAGTCAACATGCTCACATGTGTCGAATTGCGTCCCTGAATCGACGCCAGAGCCGCTAGGCATATATTCCTTTACGATATTGTCGATTGCGTCATGGTGCCGTGTGAACCATTCACCATTACCAGATTTATTGCAATTCCGCATAGCCTCAATCTTTGAAGCGATTGCCTGATAAACTTTGGCCATTTCCATATTCCTTCCTTCTAATTGATATGTCCTTACGTTATATCCGATTCGCTTACAGGTCAAATTCTTTTTTACGATTTTTTAAAAACTTTTCAACGTCCTTGAAATTCAGCTTTTTCTCATAGTGTATAATGCCGGCCAGCTTGACAGGATCATCACTCCCTAGCCGACGCGAGAAACTTGCAATTTCATCCTCTGTAATATCTAAGGCCGGGATATGATCTTCAAATGCCGGGATATGATATTCAACATAATTTTTCATTTCCCGCTCTTTCATAGTGAACCATCCGGCAAGGTGCCCATGGTGCCTGGTTTTGTTGAGTATGGACGCCACAGGCTTTGTAAAATCTTTGCGCATAATATCAGGCAGGGATAACAACAATCGGACGGCTAGATAGACGTGCTCGACAGGTTCGTCCGCGCGACCAATGATGGCTTTAATATGTTCGGCTAGGGTTATATAATCTGATTGTATGACTGCCTGACCCTCATGCAAACGGCGCAACAGTCTTGAGGCGCCCGGTAATATATCCCTGTCATCGATCGGGAAGCCTGCCCTACTGTAAATATACTCAAATTCAGGATAATTATCAAAGATAAAATCGCATTGATCTGACGAGCAATGACTATGAATATAAGCCAATGTATATGCGCTTGTGCGCCTCAATTTGACGGCGCGAACAATTTGTTCGAATCCCTTGTCACTTTCAAAATCTTCATCATCCAAATCAATATCCAGATAATACCAAATCTCTTTTATTTTACCTATCGGGATACCAAATTTTAATGACATTTTTAGTGCGCTATCCATAAAAACCTCCAAAGAACATTAGCTGTGGTCTAGCTACAAGATATGTTATTAGATTGTCAAGGCGTTTATCTAATCGCAGTAGCTGGTCTAAAAAACACCTATTGATTTGTCGCATGTGCGCGCGCGTTTAACTATGAATAGCTCGCCAGCTGCGTCAGCTTGCTCGACAGCCCCGTAGGGTACGGGACGGCATTGGGGTGCCTGCTGTCAGCGTACCGCACTTGCCCGCTCGCACCTATATTACCCTACTTCTCTTACACATCATCCGACCTTTTAAAATTTCTAAACAATCAAAATATCCCAAATCTAAAATATCCCTCGATCATCAAAATTCGAACGCCCCTGGCATCTTATAATCCACCCCCGCCCAGGATCGTCTTACAACGCAAAAAGGGCTGGCAGAGCTATCAACCCTGCCAGCCCTCCCAAATCACCTTGTAAGGGGCTCAGCCGGACGATTTGAGCCTATCCTGATGTTCCTTCCGTGCCAGCGCCGCAAAATACGCAATGCGCCATGATTGGATGTCCATATCAATCTTCCTTTTCTTCAAAGGCATCAATCACCGCGTCGCATATCAATACCAGTGAAAATACTAAAAGCGCGATTGTGAATAAAATCACAAAGAGAGAAAAATTGTTTATAATCATATTATTTCTCCATATTCCGGGCCGGACGATCCAGCCGATTGCGAATGATATGCTCCCGTGCCTGCACATGCCGATACGCCTGAAGCTCGCCCATGCCCGTCTCGCGCATGACCTTCCTAACCTGGGATTGGTGGATCATTTCAAATTCCCTTCTGCCTTTGATGATTCGTTATCGCATAGAAAGATTACCAGATTATTAATGTGACGCAAGGGCATGTTTTAATTTATTTGAAAAAGGGACCCGCCGGCTAAATTATTTAGAGGCCGGGGGGTGCTTATATTTTTCAGCCGGTTGACCGGGCCGGGTCCAAATACAAACCATACCAAATTTTCCTACTTATATACTCTTACGGAACATCTCAATCCTCAGAGAGCATCACTCTCCAACCCCGGATTTACAAGGTTCCCGACCGGATCAGACTATGCTAGAGCATCACCCTGTATCTGGAGAAATCACCATGCTCAGAAAACTCCCAACCCTGCCAAAACATCATAAGCGGGCTCGACCGCGCGACCCGGCCCCTCGCCGCCCCAACATCGCGGACCATAGTTACGACCCTGACGCTCAGGCCCTCACCGTGACCTTCCACGACGGACGTAAATACCGTTATCAGGACGTAACCCCCGACATCGCCTCCGGTTTCAAGGACGCTCCCAGCCAGGGGAAGTTCCTACACCAGCACGTCCATGGCCTCTGCAAGTCTTGCAAGGTTGAGGATTGACTGGTAGGTCAAGCACCCCAACAATGGAGAACGATTATGAAGGATGAAGATATTATAGAGACTGAAATTCAGGAAAAGGGTCTTAACGCCCCGCGCCTGAACCCAGCCCACATCGACGCGACGGTCAGCGAGGAAGCCTATTACAACTTCCCCGGCACGACATTGACAGTCTGTGCACTGACCTTAAACAACGGCTTTATTGTCACAGGTGAAAGTGCCGCGGCCAGTCCTGAGAATTTTGACGAGCAAATTGGCCGTAAGATTGCCCGGTCCAATGCACGGGAAAAGATTTGGGCACTCGAAGGCTATCTCCTGCGAGAGAAACTATCGAAGTCGGATTGACCGATGGCCTCCTGATTCTCGGAAACCCCGGTCAGCATCCTTTGTTGGTCGGGGTTTCTTTTACCCTTGACAGCCTGAAACGGTTCCTGTCATATGACGGTCGAAGGAGAACGACGATGATTTATGCAGAAGGCGGAATATCAAAGGGACCATCAAATTCAGGCAGTGTTGTGGGCGGTCAGGCAATCAATCGTCCAGAAACGACCTTGCAGACGATCGCGGACCGGATCAACCGCACCTGCAAGCGGATCATGGAAACCTCCGCACAGTTGGATGCTCATGCCGACCGGGTGTCCGGTCCGGTGCCTGAGACGAACGAAACGATGCCTTGTACGGATATGGATCCAACATCTCAGATTGGCGCGATATTCGCCGCATTGGACCGGCTGGAGGGTGCAGCCATGTGCCTCGACGGTGCAGCGTCCCGCAACTGCACCTTGGCCTGAAGAGGGTAAGATGACCAACGAATTCTATAGTTCGATCGGGAACCGGCTGGTGGCGCTGCGGCAGAAGCTGAAAGCGCGGGAAGGTCGAGCCGAATACAAGGAAAACGTCGAAGCAATCAAAGCCGAGATCGCCAAACTCGAAGCGGTTGCTGCACGGCGGGCCGGGGAAGGTTCGGAAGAGTGACCATCTTCGACACCATGATCCTGTTGAAGGTGCTGGACCGTCGCGGGCTGACACCCCGGGACGTTCTGGTGCTGTGGACGGTCCGGGAGAGCCCCGGCTGCATGGGCCATGACGTCAAGGTCAAGCTGGGTTATCCCGGCCGCTCGTCGGTGCAGGGCAGCATCGAGCGCCTGATCCGGGAAGGATATATCGAGGATCGCCGGGTGAAGACCGGCAAATTCACCCCCAACCAGTTGCATTTGCTGCCGGTTGGGGAGAAATTATGGCAGGAACTGGTGGGGTAGTCTATGTATATTTCAGGGGGCGGATTATATAAGAAACCGGGAGCGGCGGCCTGGAGAACAAAATTGAAGCGCGACCGGCAAAAAAGACTGGAGCGACTGGCAGAATTGGTTTCCGAAGGCTATACTGTCGCAGCCGCGTCCCGTGAATTGGGCTTTACCCAGCAGGCCGGATCGAAGATGTGGCGAGACATTTGCCTTGGCCTTGGGGAGCAGGCGCAGTGAGTGATAATATTGAAAATCTCGGAGTGCGTCGATTTAATCAGATTGACGACCCGGCCGCTCATGCACCTGTCATAGCACTGGACGCCGCCCGAGAATGGATTGACAGTCTTGAGGACGGTCCAGAGCATGTGATCGTTATAGTTGGTCGGGATATGCCTGATGGTGCTTCAGCAACCCGATATTTTCAAGCGGGCAAATATCGGCACCACGCCGTGTTGGGTCTATGCACGGAGAGCATGCATATGATACGGGAAAGCCGGGATGACTGACAACCGCAACCTGCCTGTCACAAGGGCTGTCACCAGCCTGCCAGTAATCTCCGCCGAAGCCTACCAGCACGTCGGCCGCTATGCCGGCGCCATCGTCATGTCGGTGTTCGAGCAGATCGGCGGCGTTGAGCGCATGGCAGCTTGGGCAGAAACCTCGCCCGAATCCTTCTATACCAAGGTTTTCCCGAAGATGATTTCCCGTAGCCAGCAGGTCGAACATAGCGGTTCCGTGACGATCGACGATGCCATTACCCGACTGGAGCGTATCGAGGAAGCCGAGTTCATTGAAGTCCAGCAGCAGGAGTATGACCTTTGAGCATCGCCCGCCAGAGACGTGAAGCCGCCGCTGCCCTGGCGATGCTCATGGAAGCGAAGAACGAAGTGTTGAAAGCCGCCGTTGCTGCGTGCGACGATGAAGCGGTGCAGAAAGCCGTGGTCGATCTCGCCTTGCTTCAGCAGAATAATGCTCAATTCCTGATTTACGTCCTCAAGCACTACGCTGGCAGCGTGAAAAACCTGACGGGTCATTCGCTGGTCGAAGCGGTCCAATATGATAACGAGACGACTTTTGGAGAGCATGAGTGAACCTCCAGCAGATTGCACAGGATCATGGAATTTCAGTCGAAGAAGTGCGCTCACGTTGGATGTCGCTTCGCGTTGCTTTGTGGAAGTCTGACTTCAGGCGATTTTGTCGAGAGGTCGTGAAGATTCGATCCAAGAGCGGTGATCTTGTCAGTCTTGTACCAAATGAGGCGCAGGAAATCGTCTTGCGTGCCGCTGAAGAGCAATTGAAAGAGGAAAGATGGGTTCGCCTCCTGGCGTGCAAAGGTCGGAGGCAGGGATTCTCCACGATTGTGGCTGCACGAGGCTTCTGGCGCGCCACCTTGTGGCAACGTCAGCGAATTTACCTCCTATCCCATGAAATCAATAGTTCGGCGGTCCTTTTCGATATGGTTGCTCTCATGTTGCAGAACCATCCTATGGCGCCAGAGGTCGGGACCGAGAATGCCAAGTCTTTGGAATTTTTAAAGTTGGGGTCTTCCTACCAAGTAGCGACGGCAGGACAGAAGGCAGGCGGGCGTGGCGGTGCTGTTTCATTTTTCCATGGTAGTGAGGCCGCGCATTGGCCAAACGCACATGAACATTTCTCATCTTCGGTTCAGTCAGTCGATGAAGTAAAAGGTGTATGGGGAGTTCTTTGGCAAGAGCCAGTAAATCCACTTCCATTTGAGAAGAATAAGGGAAATATTGAAGGTTGGATTAAGGCTCCATCGGAAATTTTCTTGGAGACAACCGTCATAGGGCCACTAGGTGAATATTGGCGCAGGTATATGGAAGCCTTGAAGGGTGTAGGTAGATACAAAGCAGTGTTTGCACCTTGGACTATGATGGACGAGTATGTTGAATATGGAGACTATACTGCATCTGAAGAGCCTGAAGAGGAAGGTGCTTTGTCCGAAGCCGAATATCAGGAGGCGCATGGACTGACCGATGGGCAGATGCTTTGGCGCCGGTCGAAAATTCATGAATTGGGCTCGATCGGCAAGTTCCGGCAGGAATATCCGATCGACGTTACCGAAGCCTTTTCGTCGGCCGACACCGATGGCGTTTTCATTAAATCCGCGTTGATCCTGCGTGCCCGCAAGCGTAAATTTCCGATCCCCGATGCTCCGCTGATCATCGGCGTGGATCCGGCCGGTGCCGGCGGCGATCGTTTCGCGATAGCCTGGCGGCGGGGCGACATGATCTTGAAAGTCGAGCACCGCAACAAGCTGGAGCATGACGAAGCGGTGGCGTGGATTTCCTCGATCATCGACTCTGACAAGCCCAATCGTGTGTGCATTGACCGTGGCTCATTCGGCAACAATATCATTTCCTCATTGCGCAACATGAACGCACGCTACCATGAAGTCATCAAAGGTGTGGATTTCGGAGGAACGTCAAAAGCAAAAAAAGCCAACCCAAAACGAGCAGGACCGTGGAATATCCGCGCTGAAATCTACGGCCGGATGCGGGATTGGCTGGTCGAAGGCGGCGCAATTCCTGATGACGATGATCTCGCCAGCGATCTTTCCAGCCCTAAAATTCGTTATAGGGCTAATAACGATTGGATTTTGGAGTCGAAGACTGATATGCGGGCGCGGGGAGTAAGATCACCGGATTTAGCTGATGCCGTTGCATTGACCTTTGCTGTGCAGGAGTTCTTTAACGAGTGGAGCAAGCCAAAGAACGAAGGTGAGTTTGGTTCGTGGGATATTGACACTGAACTTGACCGGATGAGTGATTTAGATAATTCACCGACAGCTTGGATGTGCTAATTTTATGGCTTTTGCACGTAAATGGAAAAACCATACAAAGGATACTCGAAGCACCTACCAATCTTGGCAGTCGATGCTAGGTAGGTGCTATAGTCCTGACGATATATCTTTTAAATACTATGGTGGACGTGGTATTGAGGTATGTGACCGTTGGCGCGAAGATTATGATGCTTTTTATGAAGATATGGGACCAAAACCAGATAAATTCACATTAGATAGAATAAATAATGATTTAGGGTATTTTCCTGAGAATTGCCAATGGAGCGATATTACTCATCAGAATCGTAATAAACGCTCTAATCGAAAAATCACAATAGGGGATGAAACAAAGACTCTTGCGGAATGGGCAAAAGAGAATGGTATTAGTTGGGCGCGTGCAGATTATAGACTAAAATTAGGTTTATCCCCCGAAGAAGCAATTTCGATTATTCCACTAAGAGCACCCGCAAAACACGGATCATTGGCTATGGCTGCACATAGGTGTAGATGTTCTCTATGCTTGACGGCCAAAAAAGAATATGACCGATCACGTTACGCACGTAAGAGGGATAAAGGGATAAAAAATGGCGGCATATAACGAAGGCGACCCAAATCCCCGCCGCAAGGTGAAATCCATCAAGGGCTACGACAGCCCGGCTGAATTTCTTCTGGAAATGCGCAAGCGTTATGCGTCCGGTCGCGGCACCGATGAGCATAATGAGCGCGCCGGCCGCGACGACGCCAAGTTCGTTATCGGCGAGCAGTGGGATCCCGACGTTGAGCGCAAGCGGCGTGACCAGAAAAAGCCTGTCCTGACCATTAACCGACTGATCGCGTTCGTTGCGCAGGTCGTCAATAACCGGCTGATGAATGAAACCGAAATCCGGGTGCATCCCGACAAGGCCGGCACCAAGGAAATCGCTGAAATCCGCGAAGGTCTGATCCGGTCCATATACAAGAATTCCTATGCCGATTTAGCGCGCGATGAAGCCTTGAAATATCAGGTCATCGGCGGGCAGGGCGCTTTCTGCCTCTCGATCGACTATGTTTCCGACGATGTTTTCGAGCAGGAAATTCGCCTGAAACAGGTCGCTGATCCCTATGCCATCGTCCTTGATCCGATGGCGACCGAACCAACCGGAGGGGATGCAGAATGGGGTTTTGTCGGCGACGATCTTCCCCGCGAAACCTTCAAGAAAAAATGGCCTTGGGCGTCGATTGATTCCTTCGATTCCGGCTTCCAGTCCGAAACGACGGTGCCGTGGATCACTGAAGATGTGGTGCGCGTCATCGCCTATTGGCGCATGGTGACGGAAGGGACAAAGATTCTCGCACTCTATCAGGACGGCACGGTTCACGACGTGACCGACATGGAAGAATTTGAATATCTTTCCTTTGTAGCTACGCGCGGTGATGGTGTGACGCCCTATATCCGGGAAGTCCCCAATCGCTTTGCGCGCATGTATCTGTGCTCAGGCAATGAAGTGCTCGAAGGCCCTTACGACTATCCGATTTCCTCGATCCCGATCTATCGCGTGCCTGGATGGGAAGTCAGCGACGGTGAGCGCACCTATCGCTGGGGGCTGACCCGGTTTCTGAAGGATCCGCAGCGGTTTCACAATTATTGGCGTTCGGTGCAGGCAGAGCAGCTTGTCGCTGCGCCGCGCAACAAATGGTTGACGACGCCGGCTGCGGTCAAGGGGTTCGAGAAGAATTGGCGTAATTCCCCGACCAGCGACAATCCATTTCTTTATTATCAGGACGGGGAGCAGCCGCCGATCCATATCCCGCCGCCCGGTATCGACGGTGCCTTGCTTCAGGAAGCCGGCATGGCGACTCAGGACATCCGGGACGTGTCGAATATCCATGAAGCCTCCATGGGGCAGCAGTCGAACGAGGTTTCCGGTAAGGCGATCCAGCAACGTCAGATTGTGTCCGATGTGGGCACCTATATCTACCACGACCGCCTGCGGCTGGCGGACGAACGCTGCGCCAAGAATATCAATGAACTGATTCCGCATATCTACGACACGGCACGCATCGTCACGATCATCGGACAGGATGACAAGCCGCTGCTTCAGGTCATCAACGATCCGAGCAATCCCAATTCGGACATTACGGCCGGGAAATACGCCGTCACCGTCACTGTCGGCCCCGCCACCGTGACCAAGCGTGCGCTTGCGGCCGAGCAGATGATGGCTTTCGTCAATGCCGTTCCGGAGACGGCAGGACAGGTCATGGATCTTGTCGCTGAAGCGCAGGATTGGCCGAAGGCTGGTGAGTTCGCTCGCCGCTTCCGCATGATGCTGCCTCCAGGCATGGTGCCGCAGGATGAAATGACGCCGGAGATGCAGCAGCAGGCGGCGCAGAACGCTGAGATGGCACAGATGCAGGCACAACTCGATCAGGCCATGGCAGAGGCGGAAATCAGCGGCAAGCAGGCCAAGGCATCCAATGATGAGGCTCGCGCCCGCCTGGCCGAGGCACAGGCGTACAAGGCCATTCTGGACGCGCAATCGCGGGCGTCCGACGTGTCCGGCAAGAATGAAGAGCGGGAATACCAACAGGTCATGAATGCGCTTGATCAGGACAATACACTGAAGGCCGAAGACCGGGACTTCGACCTTCGATCACGTGAAATGCAATCCCGGAACAATGGAGAACAAGACGATGGGTGACGAAAACGAACAGGGTGAGACTGATTTTTCCAAATTCGAAGGTGAGGTTCAGGGGGATGAACAGGCGCCTGCTTCGGAGCAGGAGAATTCTGAATCCGAGGAAAAGGACGAAGAGCAGGAAACTGACACGTCTTCCGAGGAAGAAACCGGCGATGATGACGCAAGGGAAGAAGACACTCCCCCGAAAAAGACACAGACACCAAGCGACCGCATTCGGGAATTGAACAAGCGGTTGCGGCAGTCAGAGCGTCTTCGTCAAGCCGATAAAGATCATTTTGAGCAGCGACTTTCAAATATTGAAAAAATTGGCTTGTCGAACGGTTCAGGCAGTGATAGTTCTTCGGATATTGGGAATGCGCCGGATCCAGCGGACACCGACAAATATCCCCTCGGGCACCTCGACGACCGATATATCGAGGATAAGCTTGAATGGTTGTCCACCAAAAAGGCAGCCGAACGAGCCGATGCGGTCCTGCAACGTCAGCAGGAAAACGAGCGAAACGCTGCGGTCCAACAGGAACAGGCGGCATTGCTCGATAAGGTCGATGACCTTGCCACGCGCGGCTCTGAAATGTTCGATGATTTTCAGGAAACCGTTGTGGAAGCAGGGATGCGGGGGGATTACCCTTTGCAGCAAGCGACCTTCGAGGCGGCATTTGAGGCCGATCATGGCGCTCAGATTCTCCACGAACTTTCACAGAACAGGAAAGAAGCCGTTCGGGTTGCAAATCTTTCCATCTACCAGCAGGTGAAATTCGTAGAGGCTCGGAACGCTGAAATTGCAGCCAAAGGGAAAACTGCAAGAATTCCCAAGGCAGGCGATCCGGCTCCCTCGGTAAGAGGATCAGGCGCACGCAAGACGATTTCGCCGGCAACGGACAGTTTTGAAGAATTCGAACGGCTGGCAAACGCCAGTAAAAACTGAAGGCATCGGAACTGATGCCATAATGAGAAGGGATTAACGTAATGGCCAATCAGTTCCTCAACGCGCAGGAATATGCGAACACGATGCTTCTGCTCGCCAAGAACCAGCTTGTCACCGGCAAGCTGGTCACGGGCAAGTTCAAGAATGAGGTCAGCGACGAGAATGGCCTGACCATCTCCGTCAAGCGCCCGCCCCGGTTCGCCCGCAACGATGCGTCGGCCATGTCGGCTTCGCTGGCCGCACAGGATGTCATCACTGGCTCCGTCAATGTCGCGGTCGATCAATATGCCAAGGTGCATATTTCGGTCGGCGACATTGAATATGTGCAGTCCTACAATGCGTTGATGAAAAATGAGACGATGAAGTCCGCCGCATCCACGCTGGCGCACCAGATCGACGCCCATCTTCAGCGTCAGGTTGCTAAATTCTCCAGCTATGCTGGCGGCACGGCGACTTTTTCGACCGATCCCAATAACTACATCGGCACACCTGCCGAATTCAATAAGGTCCATACCAAGCTGATGGATCTGGGCGTTCCGAACAGCGACCTTGTTTCCACCGTCCTGTTCAATGATGGTGAAGAAATTCGCGGCTCTCTGATTGGCGGCGACATCCAGGGCACCAACAAGACCGCTCTGGAGCGCACCCGCATTCCGATCCTGTCGGAAATCGACGTTTACGCCACGCAGCAGGTGCCGAGCATCACCAACGGCACGCGCGTTGCAGGCGCCACGTCACTGATCGACAACGGCACGCTTTCGGTCAATTACCGCGACGTGAAAACGACGATGGTGCAGACCATCCATATCGACGGTCAGACTTCGGCCAAGACGATCGTTGTCGGTGAGAAGCTGACGATTGCCGACGTTTACGCCTACGACTGGCGTAATCAGGTTACGCTGCCTTATCTCCAGGTCTTTACCGTGGTTGGCGGCGCTTCGACGGCTTCGGGCAGTGTGCCGAACGGTTCGGCACTCGGTACGCCGATCGAAACTGATGCCGGTGGCGATATTGACCTTATCATCTCCCCGCCGTTGATTGTGGCCGGTTCGTCCGATGGCGTATCGACGGCAGCCAACACGGCCTTTGCGACGGTCAATGCCGCAGCGGTCGATGGCGCGGCAGTGACGCACCTCGGCGTAGCGTCGGCCACCCGCCGCGTTCGGGCTGCATGGCATAAGTCGGCGATCACGTTGGTTTCCGCCAAGCTTCAGACTCCTTTCACAGGTGTCTCCAGTTTCGCGACCGATCCGGAAACCGGCATCTCCATTCGCTACTGGCGCGGTTCGGACATTTCCACTGGCGCGCACGTACACCGATGGGATGCTTTGTACGGAGCACAAAATCTTGACCCATTGATGGGTTCGGAAATCAGCGGCGCGTAATGCATTGACCCTGCCTTTCGGGGCAGGGTCTACAGGAGATACCAAATGGCAAATTCGCTTTGGGTAGACGCCGTTCGTAAGGGGCTTGCTGCCGCCAAACCGACCGTTCCCGATTTCCCTTCCGACACGTTCGGTTTCTATTATGAAACCGACAATGGGCAGCTTTATTTCGGTGAGGCAGGCGGTGCGGAATGGTTGCCGGCATCTTCGATCAGTGTAGCCGCCGCTAGCGAAGCGGTAGGGGAAACCGACGTTTCGGTGGTCACGACAGCCGTTAATCCGCTCAAGATGACCTTGACGCTCGACGGTATCGTGGTTGCGGTCGCAGATGCTGACGATTTCGGTTCAGCGGCTCTGGTGACGTTGCCAGACAAGAACCTGATTATCCTGGGCTGCGAAGTCGATCTCGAACTGGTCAAGGATGGCACCGGATATATTGACACGACCGATCTTGACGTGGCCGTAGGCACTGCGGCAGCATCGAACACCACGCTTTCGGCGGGAATGGTCGATGTGCTGCCTAAGGTGGATTTGAATGCCACCGATCTTTCCCCGGCCCTTGATGCGCACAGTCTGGCGACCACGCCGGTTTTGACAGGTGTTCTGGATGGCGCGACAAATCAGATTTTCCTGAATATCTCGGGGCCGACCGAAACGAGTGAAGATGCCACCGTCACGGCGACCGGCACGGTGGAAATTTACTATATCGACCTGGGTAATACCACGTCGTAAATGGAGAACAGTTATGGATGATCAGAAATTTCCCTCATGGCGCTACGGCCCGGATGGTGAGGCCAAGATTTGCACTTCCGAAGCCGACGTACCGAAGGGCTGGGAGGATCATCCGAGCAAGGTCAAGGAAACCAAGGCACCTGTGCCGAAGTCCACCAAAGCGCTCGATCTTTAATCCCGGCTATGGAGCGCTTGCGTGACTTTGATTTCGTCGATCATCACCGACGCCTACCGCGAGAGCAACATGCTTGCGCTGGGGCAGGCGCCAAGCACTAATCAAAGCACGGAAGCGCTCCGGCTGCTGAACGCACTGTTCGCAGTTATCTACGGCGGGGATGCAGGCGAATTTCTGACTGACTGGCCTCTTGGGAACTTCGGCCGGCAGGCCACAGAACCTTTGCCGCTGACGGCGCTGCAAATCACCAATCCGCCGATCAATCAGCGCCTGATCGTTACCAATGAAGGCGCGATTACAGTCTATCTCACGGTGAAGCCGCAGGATGGTTCCCGGATGGCGATTGCCGATCCGATGTCGCGTCTGGCAGCCAATCCCGTGACCTTGAACGCCAACGGTCGTGAAATCGAGGCGAGTTCGACGTTGGTGCTCAGCACCGATGCCTTGTTCCAGGAATGGATGTATCGGGCCGACCTTGGGGATTGGGTCCGGATCACTGACAAGATCGCTGCGGACGAAATGCCGTTCCCGACGATGTTCGACATGATGTTCGTCATCCTGCTCGCGATGCGCCTTAATCCACGCTACGGTCGGCAGATGGATCCGCAGTCGGTGGCGATGCTGCAACAGAGCCGCAAGCAATTCATCGCCCGCTACGTCCAGATTGAAAATCTCTCCCAAAATCGTGACCTTTCCCGAAACGCGATCCAGAGTTTCGATGGTTACGGCTATGGCTCCGAGGCGGAACTTTATGGATATGAATGACATCGGCCCTAGTTCTCCGGGCGTCGGTGGACCCCTGGCTTGCATCCTTGCCGCGAGTCAGGGGTTTTCCGCTGCGAGCTCAGTGCTCGCAGAGCGGTGCGGGGTATTCTGCCATGGTTGATATTCCCCTCGCTAGAGCCGACTATTTCCGGGAAGTTGCCAAGGAAGCGCGGATACGCACCCGAAACCGTTATTTCGAGCAAAACCCGGTCCTGACCGATACGCAATCGGCATTGATTGCCCGTCCGGCCTTGCGGCGCTTTTTGGCGGTCGGAGAAGGGCCGATCCGTGCCGTTTACAGCCAGCCGGGCAGCTTCTCTGATGCAGCCTTCATCGTGGCTTATGACACCCTCTGGCGCGTCGATACCGACCTGACCATAACGGCGATCCAGACCGGCTTGTTCGGCACCAGCCTGCGCGGTTTCGTCAGTATGGCAGCGACCAGCAATATTGGCACGACGCCGGAATTTCTCTTCATCGCCGATGGCCGTATCCTTTGGGTTTACATGGAGGATGGTTATTCCTTCGGGACGCTGGCGGCGACCGGAGCGATCGCCAATGGTGATGTTGTCCGGATCGGGGATACCTATTATTCATGGACCAACGGCAGTGTCGATGCAGGCACTCCGGCGGGGACTGTAGGCGACCCGTGGCTGGTCGATCTTGGTGCCAGCAACTCCGAAGCCCTTGGCAACCTGTTCGATGCCATTGGCGCGACAGGCACGCCGGGGACGACCTACAGCACGGCCTTGACGATCCACCCGACTGTCAATCCCTTCAGTTATACCTCCACGACCTTTTCTGTAAGGGCGCAGAGCGCTGGAGTGGCTGGTGACGGCATCACCACAACCGAAACCGGCGCCAATATCGCATGGGGCTCAGGGACGCTTACAGGCGGCGGCGATCCATTCGTGCAGCAGGTGCCGATGCCTGATGATGTCGGAGCGATCAGCGTTGGCTATCTTGCCAGCTATGTTGTGGTTATTCCGGCGCAGGGTGAAGGCATTAATGGACGTTTCTATTGGATTGAGCCGGGGGAAATCACCGTTGATGCTTTGAATTTTGCCACAGCGGAATCAGCCCCTGATCCGGTTTTTGGTGCCGTGATTTTCAAGGATCAATTCTGGCTGCCGGGGCAGTCCACAACGGAAGTCTGGTATTTCACCGGCAATCTCGACGCGCCGGTCCTGCGCATTCAAGGTGTGGCTTTTAACCGCGGCACATGGGAAGGAACCGCGATCCCGGTCAAGGAATCCATGATCCTGGTCGATAGCGACGGCGGCGTTTTTCAGATAAGTGGTGGATTGGAAAGAATTTCTCCGCCTGACATTGAGGAACGCATTCGTGAAGCCATTGCTGCGCAAGCAGCCGATCCGTTGAATTAGGAGATTTGCAATGTCGCTTTTATGGGCAGATTTCCCTAGCGGATTTCAAGGACTGTATGGTTCGTCAATTTCATTGACGTTGAACGGTAGTTATGCAGAGACAGACGATGTTACTTTAGTAGATGATCCTGACCCTAATATTACAGGCAGAGTTGTAAAACTGGATACCAAGGTTAATGTAGGCGTATCAGTCACTGCATTTCGTAAGGTGTTGCCTGCGTCTCTTACATCTATAGGTGTTGCACAGAGAATTTGGTGTCCTGGTCTTCCTACTAATAACGATCAATTACCCGAATTTCTGTCTCTTAGGAATGTCTCTAATTCTATTCTATTTTCTTTAGGTATTCATACGGACGGTAGAATTTCAGCGTATCGAGGTAATCTTGAGGGTACACTATTAGGCACATCGGACGCACCAGCCATTGTATCGAATGCATGGCAGCATGTCGAAAGCAAGGTGTTTTTAGATGATACAGCCGGAACCGTTGAGGTTCGTGTGGATGGCGTACCAGTTCTGGAATTGACAGGGATAGACACCCTTTCAGGTACGGGTCCTTGCACACAGATGGCTTGGAGTTTTATTCGCGAGAATGCCTTTGCATATTCATATTACATCAAAGATGTTGTAATTTGGGACACCGCAGGCTCGATCAATAATGATTTCTTCGGGTCTGTGTCGGTCTGTCCGCTAATGACTGACGCAGATATTTCCCTAAACTGGACGCCCTCAACGGGAACGACTGGCTGGGATATTCTCGACAATATTCCACCTA